CATAATGTTCCCTAAATGCTCTATGGTCGAGTGCTAAGAATTCATTATCAACAAATTTGTCAATTTCTTTTTGGTCTGTGTTGTCATCAATGGACACGATTTGATACTTTAACCTTGTAGTTAGGTTTGATGTAACACCTGTTATTTGTTCTATCTTTTCATATCCTTTTAGGTCTTCTACTATTTTTTGTTCATCAGAATGAGTTAATAGTTTAAACCTAAGAGTTCTTTTAGAATTTGGTAATTCAATTACAAAGTCATTTCCATTTTCGACAAATGAAGTGTCTAATTCTTTGTGTTTTAATGTTGTTAAATCTACACTGTGCTCTACTCTTTCACCTGTATCAGGGTCAGTCAATTGAATTTTATATTCTTTACCATATCCTAAAATACGAGTTCCAACCATTAGTGCATTTTTATCACCAACTAACATATCATCTAATTTAATCTTTGGGTCTGCTATGACGCTTTCTAACAATTTGTCAATAACTTTACCTTGATTGATTAGATTTACGGAAGTTAAAATATCTTCCTCTTTTGCTGTCATATATTTGACATCTATTGTTCCACTACGCAAAGGACTATCTTCAGGATATAATAAACCCTGTGATGGTAAAGATAGAACTTCAGTAGGAAATCCATACTGATTTTCAGCCATTTTTACTCCTTGATTATTTAAGATTAATAACTTATTATTTTTTCATTATCTTTTCAGCACCTGCGATACCGAAAGAACCTAATGTTACGAATACAAATGAATTGTATACCATATCATTTATAACTAAATCTTTTCCCCAAATTCCTGTTGCTAAATCAACTACTGCAAATAATGTCATTACTGCGAATGAACAAAAACCAATTACTGCTTTCTCATTTATATCGTTGTCGTCTTTAAACATAGCCCACATAATTTTTCTCCGTTAGAATTGTAGTATTGCGTAGTCGTATTGAAGTGTTAAGTTGACCATTGCTACTTCGTTTGAAGCGTAGTCCATATCACTCCAATCTGCTGATTGAATGAATGCACCTTTTAATGTCCACTCTTCAACTTTATCACCGACTGGCCCTAATACATTGAATGTAATATCTTTCTTGTAGAAGTCAGAATATCCATCACGACCTGTTACTGATTCGTGGTGTAATCTGACCCATTCTATAACTGATTGTGCTCCTGATGGAACGATTGGGTCGTATAAGGTAACGTTTATAGGTTGCCAACTTGCTTTACCTTTTACATATCTCTTGACATTAATGTGGTCAAGTGTGATTGTTTCGAATTGAATTGAAGGTCTTGCCATTGTTTTGACAAGATATGCTGGTATTCCGTCAATTTCCATAACGAAACGATTTGCTGTTTTTGGTTCAAACGGCGTAAAAAATATATCATTTGGGTCAAGCATTTCAGCCATTGTTTTTCTCCTATAAAGAATTTTCTTATTACATTAATAAATATAAGAAACTTAAAAAAAGTGACTACCAAATAACATATAGTTTTAGAAGTTTTTTAGAAGTTTTTAAAAAAAAGCTTGACTTTTACAAATAGTATTACTATATTATGATGTAATGATAATTGATAAAGGAAATGAAATGATTGAAAATAATGAAATAATTACGACTGATACCGAAGGTATTTATATGAGAGATTATCAAGATACTTTGATAACAAGGGAAATCCCAAACCATTATGGGTATTATAATGACGCTGGTGAGTATATAGAGAATGGAACTCATACCATTACTCATTATAGATATGCACACAATCCTATGGAATTGTATGAAGCTAATCAGAATCAACCTGAATTAAGGTTAGAATATTATGAAGCTCCTTATCTTGAACAAGCTTGTTACAAAGATATTCCTATGATGTATAGGTTTAACCCAACTATCAGAAATCTAATGAGAACGGGTAATTTTAGAATTAAGTATAGGGGTTGTAGTAAAACGCAATACGGGTATAGAAGAGCCCAAGGTTATTGTTTGGCTGAATATGCCGATACCTTTGCTATATATCCAAAATAATTTATTTCCAATCAACGCGATCCAGTTAAAACAAAAAACCCCCAAATAAATGGGGGTTTTTTTTATTCTTCATTTCCTATTATATTACTCAGGAAAAGTTGCTCCCGTTGGTTGAACTACAAAGTCCAATACAATGAACTCAGCTGTTCTTGTAGGTTGGATAAAGATTTGACCAACTAATTGGTTTCTATCTACAACATCTGGTGTGTTGTTTGATTCATCCATTACTACTCTGAATGCTGTTAGTCCGGCATTTGCTTGAACTTGTTCCATATATGGATTTACAATGTTCAAGAAACGACTTCTTGTTGCACTTGTGTTTTGTTCAAATACTAAGAATCTTGAAGTTGATGCGATGAACTTTCTCAAGTTAATCAACAATCTTCTCACATTAATTCTGTCTAATGCGCTTGGTTTACCTTGAAGTGTTTTCTGTCCAAACACTACTACACCTTGACCAGGGAAAGTTGCGATAGGATTAATACGATTTTCGTATAAATCATCTCTTTCCAAGTTAGTTAGTCTTGTTTGTGCTTCTAATACTTCCGTTAATCCACCACGATTTAAACCTGCTGGTGCGAACCACTCTTGTCCGATTCTATCAGAATTTGAAAATACTCCTGGTAGAACTACTGAAGGTGGAACCCAAGTTGGTTTACCTTTTACACTATCAAGTATCTTAATCCACGGGTAATATGTTCCGACATAGTTAGAATCAATCGCTTTAATGTCATCTTTTGCTCCTTGAATTGTTCTTCCATAAGATGAACCATCCAAGATAAAGAAACAATCTGCTCTATCTTCAACTTTGTCTATTGCGTGATTTGTTACACTTGGGTGTAGTTGGTGAATAACACCTGGAATTGCTAATAAGTTAATATCAAACTCATCAGGATTAGATACTGCATTGATTGCTCGTTTGTATGCTAATGAACCTGTTGCTGTTGCTGAACTTAAATCAAAACCTTGTGAGTTTCCTGCTACAATGTTTGTTCCAACTTTTCTCTCTTTAGCTGGATTTGAACCATCAAATCCGCCTTGGAAAGGAACAACAAATTTTAGCTGTCTATAATCAGAACCACTTAATGATAATTGATTGTCACCTGCTGAGTATTGTGAACCCAATGTAGATGCGTCGTCATTACCAAATGCGTCTTCTAAACTCATTGCCACATTGTTTCCTACTGCTGCACTTGTTGGTAGTGGTGCTAAATAGTTTTGACTATCTTTACTATTGAAATCAAATCCATAGTAAACATTTTGGTCAAATGAATCACGATTATTTTTCTGTCCGTTACCTGTTGTTGCTCCAACAAATGAACAAGACGGGAATGTCATCGCTACAGTACTACCTGAAGGTGTTGTTAATGTAGTGTTGTGTGGTTGTAGTGGTGCTCCGAATCCCATAGGAACTAATTCTTCTGCTATTCCTGTAAGATTACCATAATCACTAATGTAAATATATTGTGATTGATTTGGATAATCACCATTATGAGTTAGTTTACCTTGTGAGTCTATTGTTGTATTTCTATCACCAATTGCTCTTGGCACAAAGTTTATACTATCTTCATCAAATGTTAAATTTGAAAAGTTTTCTAAAATTGTTCCATCTTCTAAATTACCAGGATTATTTACAATTACTTGTAAATCAAATGTTCCGAAGTCTGAACCTGGAACGTCAACTGGTCTTTTAATATTGGATATACCAACTCTGTATTTTGAGTTCATATTACTTCCGTGTGAACGAGTATTTACTTTAAATAAATTTGTTGATGCGGAATTAACTTTTTGTGATTGTATGAAAGGTGTCGTTGCTACATTGTAGTCAAACGAAAATGCCTCATCACTACCACTATTAACGGATACAAAATCATTTGTACCTGCTGCATTTTGTGTGTTTTGGAAGTTTGAATAAACATAGACTGCTTTGTTTGCGTCTTGTGGATTCTCACTAAACACTTTTGTAATGTAATCAGCTGAACTTGAATCAAATGATAATGCAAAAGCTGATGTGCTTCCGTTATTATTTGTGTCAAGATTCAATGTAAATGTACTTGCTGAAGGTATTCCCATTACGATTGAAGCACTTAGTGGCCCTGCTAATTCTGTTGCGTCTGGGTCTGTTGCGCCTCTTGAAGGTTTTAAAACTGCTGCTACTTTATTTCCGTATGAACCACTTAAACTCAATGTGATTGTATCGTTTGCGTATCCGCCTAATCCTAAAACTCTTACTATTGTTACTGTACCTGCACTACGAAGATATTGTTTCGCAGTAAAAGGAACATAAAAATCTTGATTTTCTTTACCAAAGATTGTTTCAAACTCACCAAAGTTTCTGATAGTTGTTGGAACGAATGCTGGACCTGATTCTGTTGGGCCAATCAATGCCGCTCCTATTTCTTCAATTCCTTGTGGTAAGAAAGATAAATCCTTTTCTCTGGTAAAAACACCAGGACTTACTATTCTCTCGGCCATTATTTTTCTCCTAAATTAAAATTGTATGGTAAGAATAAATATCATACAACTTTGTCAAAATTCATCTGGAAGGGTAATTATTTTTCTTCAGCTGGCGTAAATACACCGGTTTCGGGATTTAAATTCCCTTGACCATACTTCTCATTTAATGATTCTACAAGAGCTCTTTCCTGCTTTTGTACTTCACCAAATTGAGTTTCTAAACGAAGTTTTTCATTTTCAAGTTGTTCCATTCTTTGTTCTGTTTGAATACGGGCTATTTCTACTTTACCTAACGTTAATTCAAGTTGAGCAAAAGAGTTTCTCAAATTTGATAATGAATCTAGTTCTTCTTGTGTGAATTTTATTTCTTTTTTCTTTGCCATTGTAACTCCTTAATATTATTTAAGTTATATATAAGTATAAAACTATTTGTTCAAACAATCACAATTCTTCTTAATATCTTCTACTTCTTTCTTTAATTCTTTGATTGATTCTATTAGTAATGGAACTATCTTTTCATACTTAACACCTAAGTATCCATTGTCACGAGTTGCTACTATTTCAGGTAAAACTTCTTGAATTTCTTGTGCAACTACTCCAATATCTTTTCCTTTGTATATTGATTGATTGTCATTCCATACGAATGTATAACCACCAATCTTGTCCATTTTTTCTAATGGATTTTCAATTGGTTGAATATTATCTTTAAGATTTCTATCTGATGAACCGAATGCTACGATATCACCACTTGTTTCGATTGTTGAAGCTGTCACAAATCCTGTTACATTCATATAGTCGAATGAACCAGAATCAACAAATGCTACTTTGAATTTCTTAGCTGTTTTTCCTAAATCTACATCACTATCTGTATTAGGAGAGAAAGCACCATTGTCAACTGTCACTTGGTGTTGATTTCCTGCATAAAAGTGAATGTTATTTTCAGTTTCAAAATCAATCTTTGTTTGGTCATCTTCACCAATTTTTAAATCTGCTGCTAATATAGAAGTAATAGTTGTTTGAGCTGCTGTAATCGCAACATCATTTGCGTTTGCAGTTATACCATCACCACCTACCACGTTTATCGTTCTGTTTGCAGCGATTGTACCACCACCTGTTAATCCGTCCCCTGCAGTTACACTTACTGAACTATGGTCTACGTGTTCATTTGCTACGAAGTTAGCTAATGAGTCGTGGTCAATCGTTCCTTGAGTTGCTGTTAATACCGTACCATATAAGTTTGTAGCATTTACATTTTTATCTACATCAACATTTAAGAATGAACCACTCGCACTTGCACTTACATCACCAATAATCTCTAATGGAACACTTGGATTTGACTCACCAATACCAACATTGGCATCAGTTACTAAACTACCAAACGAACCTGTTGATGCTTGTGAACCACTAATTTTAGAACCTGCTAAATTTAATAACTCTGAATTATCAACATCAAAATGTATTTCGTTTACAGTTTCAAAGTCAATTTGAGTTTCATCATCTTCACCGATTACTAAATCTGCTTTGTATATAGATTCAATGGTTGTTTGAGCTGCTGTAATTGCTATATCGTTTGTGTTAGCTGTAATTCCGTCTCCACCCACTACATTTATAGTTCTGTTAGATGCTATTGTTCCACCACCTGTTAATCCGGCACCTGCTGTTACACTAACACTACTGTGGTCTATGTGTTCATTTGCTACAAAATTTGCCAGACTATCGTGGTCTATTGTGGCTTGTGTTGCTGTTAAAATTGTTCCGTGAACATTTGTCGCCTTGATGTGTGGAGCGTCAACATTTAAGAATGAAGCACTTGCAAATCCTAATATATCACCTGCTGCACTACCACTAATGTTTCCACTACCTGTTATATGGTTGAACTTAACATTGGCAGTTGTTGCTACATCTTGACCAATCGCTATATCATTAGCGTTTGCAGTAACACCTGTTCCACCAACTACGTTTATAGTTCTGCTAGCTGCAATAGTACCACCGCCTGTTAGTCCTGCTCCGGCTACAACTGATACTGCTGAGTGGTCTACGTGTTCGTTTGCTACAAAGTTTGCTAAACTATCGTGGTCTATTGTACCTTGAGTTGCGGTTGTAATTGTACCTGCTACATTGTTAGCTGATACATTACCACTTGCACTTATATCTCCATCTGTGTTCAGATAATTAAACGAACCAGATTTGTATCCTAAAATATTTCCTAAACTACCACTTATGTTTCCACTACCACTAATATGTCCTACATCAAAGATGTCGTTTCCGTCCATATCTAAATCTTGTGTGGCTGTATGATTACCCATATCATCACCACCTGCTACCGCACTTGCGATAGACGCTGATACGTCTGTAATGTTAGGTAGTGTAAATTTACCTGAGACTCCTAAGTTATCTGCAACATCTACATTTAAGAAAGAACCACTTGCACTTGATGATATACTTGATTCAAATATTGCTTTACCTGCGTCTGACATATCTAATGTTAATGCAGTTATCGTTGATGAATCGTCTACACCTTTAAATACAATGTCTTTATCACCTGTTATTGATTTAATAACTAAATCAGAAGAAACTCTACTAAATCTACCAAATTCTGTTCCATTGTCTTTTAGTTTGATGTCCGCTCCATTAGCGTCAAGTATGATATCTCCTTCTACATCAAGTGTTAAATCACCTGATGATAAATCTATTTCTGTTCCATCAATCGTAATATTGTCAATTGTTATTCCACCATCAATGTCTGCTGAACCAGCTTTTAGTCTTTCAACTGTTAAATTGTCTGTAACATCTATGTTTAAAAATGAACCACTTGCACTTGAACTTACACTACCAATTGAATCTATGTTGTATGTAGAACCACTTACTAACATCGAACCTGTAAATTGATGTGTATCGTCTTGTGTGTCTCCGAATATACTTGAACCGCTTATTGCTGATGAAGTCATATGTGTTACCGAAGAACTTACTATATAATTTTCTGCTATAATATCACCTTGTGCGGTAATATTTCCTGTTGTGGTTATAGTTGCGAACTCTACATCTGAATCTGTTGCTACTGCCTGACCAATCGCTACATCATTGGCATTTACCGTAACACCTGTTCCTGCTCCTACTGCAATATCTCTTGTGGATGCTATTGTTCCACCACCTGTTAAACCTGCTCCTGCAGTAATCGATACTGAACTATGGTCTATATTTTCGTTTGCTACATATCCACTCAATGAATGAATATCAATTGTTCCTTGTGTTGCTTGAACTACTGAAGCTGAAATATTTGTAGCAGATATATTATCCGTTACTGATAAATTTTGTAAAGAACCACTTGCACTACCACTAATGTTTGAACCTGTGATATTTGCAAATAAAACATTAGAATCTGTTGCCACCGCCTGACCGATTGCTACATCGTTAGCGTTAACAGTAACACCTGTTCCGGCTCCAACTGCTAATGTTCTTGTTGATGCGATTGTTCCACCACCAGTTAGACCTGCTCCAGCTGTAATCGTTACATCTCCGTGTGCAACGTGTTCGTCTGCAACAAAACCTGATAATGAATCGTGGTCTATTGTTCCTTGTGTTGCTGTTCCTATGGTTCCGTATAATTTGGAAGCCGTTACATCTCCCTCTACATCAATATAATCAAGAGAACCTGAAGTAACTACAAGAGTTTCTATTCCTTTAATTGTTCCTAAACTACCACTTATATGTCCCTCGTGTTGTAGTTTAATACCTGCAAATGAAC